CTGAGCCAACTCACTTGAAAACTGCTAAGGAAGAAACTGAAAAGGCTGATGAAAAAGAAGACTCTAAAAAAGAAGCAATGCACGATAAAGAAGATGAGAAAAAGAAAAAAGATATGATGAAAGCTGGTTATCACAAAGAAGATAAAGCTGAATCAGATGAAGATTCTTTAGACATCAAATCGGACGTTGACGCTTTAATAGGTGATTCTGATTTATCGGAAGAGTTTAAACAGAAAGCTGCTACAATCTTCGAAGCTGCTATTAAATCAAAAGTAAAAGCAGAATCTCAAAGATTAGAAGGCGAGTACGAACAAAAACTTAAAGAAAATACTGAATCTCACAAAGCTGAAATGGTTGAAAAAGTTGATTCATACTTAAACTACGTAGTTGAAGAATGGATGAAAGAAAACCAAATCGCTATTGAGAGAGGTATTAAAGGCGAGATCGCTGAAGACTTCATTGGTGGACTTAAAAAATTATTTGAAGACCACTACATTGATGTACCTGATGAAAAGTACAATGTACTTGAAGATCAAGCTAATAAGATTGAAGAACTTGAAAAGAAACTTAACGAATCAATCGAAAAGAATGTTGAACTTAACAAAGCAAATGGCGAATTAAAAAGACAAGACATCATTGATGAAACGTCTAAAGATTTAGCTGACACTGCTAAGGAGAAATTCAACAAACTTGCTGAAGAAGTTGAGTATTCAAATGAAAACGACTTTAGAACTAAAGTAAGTACAATTAAAGAGTCTTATTTTGGTAAAAAAGAAGTTAAAGAAAATGATGAGATAGATAATGTAGCGGCAGGTGAATCATCAGATAATGGTGATTTATCAAATGCAATGGCTGCTTACGCTGCTGCTATTAGTAAAACAAAAGACATTAAATTGTCGAAATAATAATACGGGAGAGGAATAGATATGTACTTATCTGAAACTTACGAAAAAAAATGGCAGCCTGTATTAGAACACGCTGATCTTCCAAAGATCACGGATTCATACAAGCGTGCCGTTACAGCAACTATCTTGGAAAACCAAGAAAGAGCTGCTAAAGAAGATAGAGCTTTCTTAAACGAAGCTGCTCCTGCTAATGCGACTGGTTCATCTATTGACAATTGGGATCCAATCCTAATTTCATTAGTTAGAAGAGCTATGCCAAACCTTATCGCTTACGATATTGCTGGTGTACAACCAATGACTGGTCCAACAGGTCTTATCTTCGCAATGAGAAGTAGATTTACTTCTCAAACTGGTACTGAGGCATTATTTGACGAAGCTGATACAGATTTCTCTAGTAGAAATGCTGCTGGCGACTCAACTGCTGACTCTGGTGCTGCTCAAACTGGTACAAACCCAGCTCTATTAAATGACGATCCTTCGACTGCTTACACAAGAGGTCAAGGTATGGCTACAGCAACTGCTGAAGCTTTAGGTGATTCAGCAAACAACGCTTTTGCTCAAATGGCATTCTCAATTGAGAAATCAACTGTGACTGCTAAGTCAAGAGCTCTAAAAGCTGAATACACTATGGAGTTGGCTCAAGACCTTAAAGCAATTCACGGTTTAGACGCTGAAACTGAATTGGCTAACATCCTATCTGCTGAAATCTTAGCTGAGATCAACAGAGAAGTTGTAAGAACAATTTACATCAACGCTGAAATCGGTGCTTCTGATAACTCATCTACACACATTGGTGCTGTAAGTGCTATCAACACAACATCTGCTGGTATCTTTGATTTAGATACAGACTCAAACGGTAGATGGTCAGTTGAGAGATTTAAAGGCCTAATGTTCCAAGTTGAGAGAGAAGCTAACGTGATCGCTCAAAGAACAAGAAGAGGTAAAGGAAACCTTATCATCTGTTCAGCTGATGTTGCATCTGCTTTACAAATGGCTGGTGTCCTAGACTACACTCCTGCTCTTAACAACAACCTAAACGTTGACGACACAGGTAATACTTTTGCTGGTGTTCTTAACGGTAGATACAAAGTGTACATTGATCCATATGCTGCTAACAATACTGCTAAACAGTATTTCGTAGTTGGATACAAAGGTACATCACCATATGACGCTGGTATTTTCTACTGCCCATATGTACCTCTACAAATGGTAAGAGCGGTTGGACAAGATACTTTCCAACCAAAAATTGGATTCAAAACTAGATACGGCTTACAAGCAAACCCATTTGCTGAAGCTGGAACTGGTGACAATGCTGTAATCAATGGCGCTGGTAACAAAAACGCTAACAGATACTACAGAAGAGTCCAAGTAGCGAACATAATGTAATTTTACATTAACCAATTTAAAAAGGCGAGGCCTCAAAACCTCGCCTTTTTTTATGCACTAAATACTATTATGAAAAAACTATTAATTCAATATCTGTGGATTTTCTCAATAACTTTTTCTATCTTGTTATTGGCCTTACTTACATTTCCTAAAAAAGAAAGTCCTTTAGATAGTATAGAAAAAAGAATGGATGAGGCTGCTAAAAAAGAGAGTGTCCTTACTGAAAACGAGAAGAAGTTAAAACAAAATTCAGAGACTAAAGAGTGGGAAGAAATAGATAAATAGTAGTATGACTACTACAAATACATATAATAGACAACCTACAAAACTAGATTACGCTAGCCCTACACAGTTTAAGTTTAATATAATTAAACTGCCAAAAGTAACATATTTTTGTACACAAGTTAACGTGCCTGGTATTTCGTTAGGTGGCACAATAGATCAACAAACCAGATTTAAAGACATACCACAACCAGGTGATAAATTAACATATGGTGATTTAAGTATGACTTTTTTAGTTGATGAAAATTTAGAAAACTTCCAAGAAATACACGGTTGGCTAGTTGGTTTAGGTTTTCCAAGAGATCATACAGAGTTTCAAAATTTAGTGGGTGCTGGAACAGACAGATTTCCTATTTCAAACACAAGTGTTTCAACTGAACCTGGAAAGGTTAAGTTTGGTACTACTGACCAAGGTCCAACTTTTTCAGACGCTACACTAACAGTATTGTCTAGCAAAAACAACCCACAAGTAGAAATAAGATTTAGAGACCTGTTTCCGGTATCTCTATCAGGACTACAATACGATCAACAAGCAAATGATGTAGAGTATCTAACATCTACAGTTAATTTTAGATATACAATATATGATTTTGCTAACGTTGGTTCATCAACAACACAAATTACAACATCTTAAAAGCTTTACTTTTTAAGTGTGATGTGATATTATAGGTATATTATGGATTTAGAACAACTACAATTAGAAGCTGATAAAGATTTAAAAATTAATGATACTGAACTAGATTTAGAGTCATTAAAAACACCTCAATTACACAACAAATATTTAAAACATTTAACAAAGTTTAAGCTAATGTTAAGTCGTGCTGAAACAGAATATAACACTATGAAAAAAGATAAGTGGGAATATTATACAGGAAAAGCACCGGCTGAGGTTTATGCTGAAAAACCATTTGATTTAAAAATTTTACGAACTGATATAGACAAATATTTAGAATCTGATACTGATTTACAAAAGGCCAAACAAAAGGTTGACTACCTTGACACAACAGTTGATTTTTTAGATAGAACTATACGACAAATAGCAAATCGTGGTTTTACAATAAAGAACGCTATAGACTGGAGAAAGTTTACTAGTGGTGCTATCTAATGACATCTACCCGATATTTAATCATAGATAAAATAGACGAAGTATATCTTAAAATTGAAGCTGACGCCGATATAAGGCGAGAGTTAGGCGAATACTTTACTTTTGAGGTACCTGGTTTTAAGTTTATGCCACAATTTAGAAATAGAGTGTGGGACGGAAAAATACGTTTGTTTTCATATGCGACTGGAAAAATTTACACAGGTTTATATTATTATATTTTAAACTGGTGTAAAGAGAATAATGTACAGGTTGTTGATGGTACTAAAATTAAAGATACAAATATTGATGATAGTAAAATAGAGCAGTTTATAAAAGCTTTAAAAATACCTAATATTGAGGTAAGAGATTATCAAAAAGAGGCTTTTGTTCACGCTATTAAAAAAAATAGATGTTTGTTATTGTCACCAACAGCCTCTGGTAAATCACTTATCATTTACTTAATAATGATATTTAACTTGTTAAGACTAAAAGAAAGTAAACAAAACAAAATACTAATAGTTGTACCAACCACATCATTGGTA